AAAATCTTTCTCTAGGGGAAAATACAGGTGTAGTCTCACACCATTTTTTTAGTAGTTCATATTCAGAACTATCGCCTCTAATCATGATAGTTGTTTATAGCAAAGTAAGTTAAATAGCAACTACTTTCGTTTTATTAAATCTGTAGCTTTAAGTCCGTAAACACTCGCGATGACACCTACAAAAATTGTTTGATACCAGAAAGGAAGTTGCGAAAAATATTCGAAGAAAAGCTTCATCTTTTCCATCGCAGTTGGATCATCCGAAAATACTGCCCAACTTAACATTACGATAGGAGCTGAGAGCAATAATAAAATGAATTCGTCTTTCCAGTCCGATTGTCTTGCTTCTAATAATTTACCCTCGTAAGCTATCTCTCCCGCTCGCATCTTTTCTGCGTGCAGAAGTTGTGCATCCGACATTGCTTGTTTGGTTCTTTGCTTGTTCTGATATAAGTGGGCTCCAGTTTTTAGGCCCATTCCCAATAATTTTAACCACATCATAATATTGTTTTTGTCTTCTTTTACCTAAATAAGGTAACATTTCCTCCATAAAGTGTAAAGCACGATAGCCTTTTAACCAAAATCGCCAAACTTGTTTGTGATGTTCTTTTTGTTTTTTCTTTTTTTTATGAATATTTCCATTTGTTTTAAAATAATATTGAAATCTTTTGACGACATCTTCATCTGTCATCTGTACTTCTAGTACAGCTGAAGGCGTCCACCCATTTGGTCTTTTATTAACACCAAACCAACCTTCACCTTCAAATATACCAGCTAAAAAAATTAATTGTTCTCTTTTTGAGAGATTTTCAAACATTCAAATCTATAACAGATCTTTATAATAATCGCTACCCTTAAATATCATTCCGCCTGTTGATTTTTTATCTACTTTTGGGGATCTTAAAATATTTAAAGCTTGAGATATCTGTGATTCTTGTGAGATAGAAGGATCTACATCATTTTTCATAATATCATCAAATTTTTTATGAAGATCAGGTCTATTTTTTAAAACCTTTTTAGCAATCTTACTACCAACGTATTGTAAAACTTTAGCGACCATTATTTAAGTTCCTACAAAGTAAACAACCTTTTTTAAATTTTTCATGTTTCCAACAAGGCTCTTTAACAACTTCTTTTTGTTTATAAATAATTGGTGGAAAAAATAAACACCAAACCCATCTTGCTATTTTTTTAAAAATCATCTTACACCTCTAAAGTTAAAACCTTTGACTTGGATACCTTTAGTTCCTCTTACATCTACACACTCACTACAACAAGCATCTCCGCCTGTGTTCATTTTAATTGGTGGCACTTGTGAGTTTGGTCCACTTTTAGGTGGAACTGTTTTTGTTAATCTCTTATTTTTAATCATAATAAACTTTTATCTACATTAGAGCTTACCACAATCTCACCACCATGTTCAAACGATTGTGAAACAGGTGTCTTACACGGAGGATAAGTTCCATCAGGACATAATTGTTTGTTATTGTTATTGTTATCTGGTATTGTTGCAGGTCCTGTTGTTTTTTGACCTGTAGTTAACATCTCGCCACCTAGAATATCATTTTGACGAGCATCTTTTAAATTTTTTCTATTATACAAACCTTGTGAAATTTTATTAAACGCATAAGTAAAAGGTCCTATAGTTGGAACTTGAACAGGTCCTGTTCTAACTTGAACTTGAGGTCCCCCTGTGCTGGTTGGACTTGATCCCTTAGCACCAAATTGATTTGTGCTTTGATGAGTATAACCTCCTTCACCACCTGTATCTCCAGGTCCTGGTGTGTTTACTCCAAAATCAGCTTTAGATGCATCTGCACCACCTTTAGCTTTTAAAATTTTATTACCATATTTCTTAGACCACTTTTTTGCGATCTCTGGTTCATTCGCATACATGTATCTTCTTTGCTTTTCAGATTTAAAAGGCATTATCTTTTATTGTCCTTTTTTGGTTGTTGCATTTTCTGTGCAGTTAAATCTATTTTCTCTTCTGCAATTCTAATTCTCTCTTCAGCTTGATCTTCAGCAGATTCTAACTTCATTTTATCAAAGTCTAATCTTTCTTCAAATTCCATTTCTTTTCTTTCTGCGTCTTGCTGATTTTCCATAGCTTTTCTTTGTAAATCCATAGCTCTTAAATCTAATTCTCTTTGTTTCAATGCAACTAATGGATCTTCTTTTTGTCCACCAGCTTCTTCTTGAGCTAACATCATTGTAATCTCAGCAACTTTTTTAGCGACCATAGAATCAAATAATATTTTAAATCCTTGTGGGTCTTGTTGTGCTTGCATTTGTAATTCTGGTGTATTCTGAATCATATCTCCTATTTCACCATGAGCTTTTAATGCAATGTGGTCAGATATGTGTCCTTGTAGTAAAGCATATACCATTGGATTGATTTGAACCATTCTTGTAGCCATAAATGCTCTATGAGCTGCAATATGTGAATCATGATCTTGTTCAGGAAACGCTTTTAGCATTTGCATCTGTAATGATTTAGCATTTTCAGTTGCAGGATCCTCAGGTTGTGGTTGTAATTCAGGTTTTAACAAAGCATCAATGTTTTTTGTTCCTAAAGCTTCATAAACTCTTCTGTAAGCTTCTCTTAAATTGTGCATTTGTGGATTTGAAGCTGCAATTTTTAAATTCTCGTTTGCTAAAGTGACTCTTTGAGCCATTGAGAAGATATTTGGGTCTGCAACAGGGATTACATCCACTCTATCGTCAAAATCTTGTAGTTTTACGAATCGATCTGCGTTTGTAACTGCATATGGATACACAGGAGGCAGATAATCTGCAAAAACTTTTGATAAAAGTCTAAATTCTTGTCTCATAGCGTAGTAACAACGCTTGTGAATAGCGCTCATGACCCTTGAACCACGCTCTAACAACGCAATTGTCGTTCCAACAGCTCTATTTTGACTGTCTTCACCCATTTGCATGTCTGCAATCGCTGCAAAACGTTGTCCAGCTTGTACAACAAAGCCTAAAAGTTGGAATAAAGTACTACTTGGCTCTTTAAAAGGTAAAATTTGGAATTGATCTTTGATATTTCCTCCAGGTGCATCAACATCTCTGAACTCACCAGGTTGAAAAGGTTGGTCATCGTCACGAATTCTTATACCTCTAGACTTAAATCCAGCAGGTAAGTTCGCTAAAGTACCTGCATCGAGCAATTGTCTTAGTGCTTGAGTAGCAGACCTAGATAATCCACCAATCATATGGATTAAACCAAAGCCATAAAAACCTAATCCAGGTAAAAATTTGTAATGTACAAAGTATTCTTTTCTAGATTGTGTGTCATCATCTTCGCTGTAGTTTCTATAAATAGATAAAACTTCTCCTGAACCTTCATCTATTGAAACAATGTAAGGTAATTTAACTTCTTTCTCTGCATTCTCAACTTCAAACTCGTTCAAGTTTAAATCAATATGCATTTCTAAAATATTATATTGATATTCTTTTTCTCCAGCAGGTTTTACACCTTCTAGTTCATTTAACTTATCTTGTATTGGACTCTTGTCAGCTTGCTTTGGTATTAATTCTACATCTCTATAGAATCCTGCTTTCTGTTGTTTAAGAACATCATTCTCTGACATCTTAACAATGTGTGTAATTCTTTCACAATCTTTTAAATCAGTTGCGTAATATGGAACAATTAAATCTTCAGCAGGTACAAATTTAGCAACTGCTCTTTGTTTGATTTCATCGTAATAAATTTTTTTAAATGCAGATCCTGCTAATGGTAAATAAAATAATAATTGATCTGTGTCTGGTGTGTATTCTTCCATTTGTTCCATCAACATATAGTTCATGAAATCTTTAACACGTTCTGCTTGTTGTGATACTTCTGGAGTGTCAGCACCAATGACTTGAGTTCTTACAGGTCCATCACTTGGTAATAATTCTTTATACGCTTGCGCTTGAAATTGTGTTACAGCTTCAGATAAAAGCGGATGGGTTACACCACTTGCACCTTGGAAAGGTCTTGTGTTTTGCACATACTTAAATCCAAGAAGGTCTAAACCTTGTGTGTAAGCTTGTTCCCAATCCGCTCTTGAAACTTTATCTTTTTTATAATCCTGAATAAGTTGTGAAGACATACGGCCAAGCGTTCGCTCGTCCATATCTTCAGCTAAGTTTCTGTAAAAATCTTCTTCTGGTTCTGGAGCCTCGTCTGGAGTTTCCTGACCCTCAACTTCTACATCAACTTCTGACTCTTCAACTTCTTCTTCAGGAAGTTCATTTTGTTTTTCTACTTCAGCCATTATTATGTAATGATAGTTCTTTTATTTTTCCCTAACTTACAGCCTCTAGCCATTACGCCGTTTTTAGCTTTAATCATTTTACCAGTTTTAGCACCATCATATGGGCCTAAACCAAATGCATCACCATATCCTAAGAAATCAGCTCCGCTTGATTTTTTAGTCATTGGTTTCTTTTTAGGTAACATTGAAGCACTCATTGCTTTAGATAAAGCTGTGTCATTAGCCATTTCTGAACCAAGATCACCTGTATCTACTTGTGCTGCTTTTGCCATTGCTTTGTTTCTAGCACCTAGCATTTTAGCTCCAGCCATACCAATTAAGGCTGCACCGATAGCTTTTTTTATTTTTTTGCTTGCCATGATAATTATCTCCTATTTGTTATAACAGATTTATAATATCATGCAAATATATTTACGACTAGACCACCCTCATTGTAAGCTTTGAAAGGCTTATTGATCATATCTGGAGAGATCTTAATCGCATATACGTCATAAAATAAATCTGGATCATTTGGTGCCATTCTTACAATATCAGCATTGTCGCCATATCTTCCAACATAATATTGAGCTTCTGCTTCTGTTTTAAATGCAGCGATATGCTCATCAATTTTTTTCTTATCGCCATAACCAAATTCTTTTTTACCCTGATTTGTTCTAACTACTTTAAACTGTTTATCAGGATCTGATTTAGCGACAGGTATTGTCTTTACCTCAGAGTTATATTCTCTAGCTAATCGTTTCATCTCCGCAGGTAGAGTTGCTTCTTTATTAGGATCCGTTAAAATTTCTCTATCTTTTTTCTTACTAAATACTTTATAGTTTTTAAAACCAGCTTTACCAAATCTATTTCCATAAAACTCTATATCCCCTAAAAACTTTTCTCTTTTCAAATGGTGTAGTCTTTCTACAGGAGAGATTCCAACCCACTGTATCCCTCTATCTACTGCATCTTTAATTGTATTTTTCAAAGCATGTCCACCCCAGTTCTGTTTTCCGAATAAAGGTAAGAATGGAATTGAATCTGTTTGTTTTCTAGTATTAATGTTTGCTAGGTTCATTGAGTTCGCTTTAATTTCATCAAACTCAGATTTAAGTTCTCTAAATCGTTTCATGTCCGCATTTGTTTGCTTCATACCTTTTCTTGTAATGTTAGTCATCTCGTTTACGATTGCATCTAACTTTCTATTTGATGAGAAAAATTCTATTTCAGAACCAAATGCATTTTCAACTCTATCTCTTGCAGGGTTTACATCTCTAAGTTTTTGATTGTAGTCAGATTGTATTTCATCAATCATTTGAATTTTTTGATTGTCTGCCGTCTTACGAATACTTCCTCTTACATGATATACCTGGTTAGGAATACCGCTGTAATGTCTATTAAAGTCATAAGGTAATGTTTGACCCATTGGTAATGGTTTAGGATAGTAAACTACATTTTCAAAATACTCATCACCACCTTTGAGTCTATATTCAGAGTGGTTTCCATACTTCGGTCTAAACCCTTGTGATTCTTGTAGCTGTAGTTTTCTAAATATTTCTGTATCTCTTCGTTTTAATAGGTTAGTTGCATTTGCAACGTCATCACTAACATTCAGTCCTAAGTTTCTAGCTTGAGTTATTATGTTTTCATAGCTGTCTACAGAATCTTTAAAAGGTGATGCACTAAAACGATCATAGTCATCAGATGCTACTTCTCTAAACTTATAGTTCATTCTTGCATTAATCTTTAAATTGGATTTTTGCACTGCATTAATATTCTCTAATAAACTAGATAATCGTTGAGTTTGTGTATCTGATCTTGTAGGCATAGCCGTGATTTGTGCTCTAATAGTATCTAAATTATTATTCATAGTACGTGCTACATCTTCTGCTTCATCTACGATTTTAACATCAGTCATGTACTTTCTAGTTTTAAGATTGTTCACAGGAGCTTTTTCGACAATGTAAAGTAAATCCATTTTAGTTAATGGAATCTTTTTATCTTGAGCGACTTTTAAAAAGCCACCTATTAAATTACCTTGTTTATCAAACTGTGCAATGTTGGAGTCCCATAACTCTTCTTTCTTTACCCCTTGAGAAATACTTTTAAAATCAGGATTACCTGTTTTAAAAGATCCAGGGCCAGTAGATTTAAAATCTCTAATCCATTCATCTGCTTTTCTTGCACCTGCAATCGGGTGTCTTGCAATGTAATCCCATAGTGAAGATCCGATACGATTAGTAGAACCTCCTCTAGATAGTGGATTGTTATAAGCAATCTTTTTTAGCTCATTTGATTTTTGAATAGCTTCTTGTCTAATTTGTTCTTGTAATGAGATTTGAGGTTTAGTCATTGCTTGACCTCTTTCAACTCTTGTTGGAGCAATCTGTAATACTTCTTCTACCTGATCAACTGGTTCCTTGATCCGCGATACTGGATTCTTTGGCGTTGTCTTAGCCATAATACGATTAATGGCTCTACCGATAGGAGTTCTAAGAGCCACGGCTCCTGCACCAGCAACCGCTAATCCCGCTACACCCTTCAAGGCGCTCGGTTCATAAGGTTCTGCGTATTCTGAATTACCTACAGGAACATTAGATGTAGGTTCATCTTCTATGATCTCTTGTTTCTTTAAAGCTTCTAGGCTCACTACTTAACTCCAGTGAACTTCGTTCCTTGTATTGCTACTCCGCCTCCAGTACTATAATTATCTACACCTTCAGGTCTTAAATAATCTTCTGGATGTTCTTTTACAGGATCATACATTTTACCATCTACCATGTATGGATCTCCTAGATAAACAATGTTCTTATCTCCCATTGCCATATCTCTAGCTTTAGGCATTTTCTTTTTTTTATTTTTTGACATTATAGTAAATCCTTAATGTAATCTCCGCCTTTAGTAATTTCGACTTCCCCACCTGTTTTCATTTTAGCATTACCTGTTGCTTTTTGATAAAGATCAGTGACCATGTTTTTTTTATTACTTACATATTCTGTATCGTTCGGTGTAGCCGTAGCTGTTTTCTTAGTTGCTTTACTTAAAGCTTTTGCTCCAAGTGCACCTAATGCAAGAACTCCTAAAACTGCTTTAATAGGTTTTATAGGTTTATTTTTCTTTTCTTTTTTAGCATCCTCAGTTGCTTTCTTTAAAGCTTCTAAGTATTTTTTATATTCTGTAGCTTCATCCATAATAACTATATTCCTTCGGTACTTTATAAAATTCTTCTTCATAGTCACTTAACATTTCTATGAAGTTTCCTTGACGATATCTTAACACAGCCTGTGTGGTACTGTCGACATAGTCATCATGAGCTCCATGTGGAAATGCTGCACATTCCTCAATCACTTCTTCAGCATATTTCTCGTCTTCTGGATAGTAAACTTGCCCACTTTCGAATACTGGAGCGGTGGCGTTGACCCGTGAATGCTTATCTTTTCCCCTTGATGGTACGAATGGGATGACAGGGATCCCCATTCTTCTGAACTCCTGCATGAGTGGTTCCCCTGTAGCCTTAGCCTCAATGATCACGGACTCAGGTTCCCAATATTTATATTGATCCAAAGCAACTGCTTTTAGTTCTGGAAAGTCAAATTTACCTTTGAGTGCATCTAATAATATCATTGCAGGTTTACCATCTTCTTTTGGAAAGAAGACACCCCAAGTTGTGATAGCTGAATAGTCAGCAGTTTCTTTTGCACTAAATGCAGTATCGTACGATTGAATAACATGTTGCAGTTTTGGAATATTTCTTTTAGTCCATGGTTGCCACCATTCTCTTTTTAAGATTGCACCTTCTTCAGATGTAGGTTCCTGCATATACTGAGCAGACCAGTTTCTGATTGGAAGTGATGCTTTAACTTTTTCTAATTCTTCTAGTTCCCAATACTCAGGCCAAACAGGTTTACCTGAATCTAATATTGCAGGAAATGAAATTACATTCCACTTGTCAGCTTTAGGTTCAGATTGAGCCTTAATTAATCTTCCTGTCAAATCATCTTCAGCCCATCTTGTCATTACAACTACAATTGAGCCTCCAGGTTGTAAACGTTGTCTAGGTCCTGACACGTACCAATCATATGCACGTTCCATAGCTGAATCAGACATTGCATCTTGTTCAGTGTGTGGGTCGTCGATAATAAGTAAGTCCGCCCCTCGTCCTGTGATAGAACCGCCTACCCCCGCTGCAAAGTATTCCCCACCATGATTGGTCTCCCAACGTCCTTTTGCCTTACTATCTTCTCGTAGTTTAACATCTCCAAATATATTTTTATACTCCTTCTGTTCCATTAGGTTACGAACCTTAGAACCAAATCTTGATGATAGTTCTGCGTTGTGTGAAACTTGCATAATTTTTAGATTTGGATACTTCCCTATCATCCAAGCAGGAAATAAGAATGATGCAAATTCTGATTTGGTATGCCTAGGGGGCATATTGATAATGAGCCTCCCTTTTTTCTGTTTAGAAATTTTTGTAAACTCTGAAGCTATATGTTGATGGTGGCCCCACTTTTTAGGATTAGGATCCAATCTACATATAAAATCAGGCCATACTTCTTTCACAAAATATATAAAATTATCCTGGCACAACTTTATGTGCTCAATCCATTTTTTTTCTACAGCTAATCTAAGCTGTTCATTGGTTAATAATTCTTTTTGCATTGGGTCCCCTTTAATTTAACCTATAATAAAATTATTGTCACTACGTTTGTAAATCAGAGTTTAAAGGCCAGATCATCAGATACATTTGGAACGCTTAGCGTGGCACAAGATGTGGTGTAAAAGTTTATATGTTGCTACTAGGTTTGGTACCTCTATGAAGTACGAGATGGCAGGTGATGTAGCCCCGAAGGGCTACACCTGTTGGTGATTACTGATTAAAGTCTTGGTTATTCTGTATTAACTCAAGTATTGGTCTTAGATTATTAACAAGCTTTGCTTTTAACTCATTAACAATAGGATCATTAGGGTACTGAATTATAATTTCCTCAACAGCACTCTCTAATTGTTTATACATGAATTGATAATTCAACCCACTATCAAGCGAGTTAGTACTCGCTTGTTCAACTTCATTATTGTTCTTTTTGCTCTCAATAATGTTATTAACCATTTTAACTAGATTGCTCATACTTAACCTTTCTTTTGATATTTGATTTTGATTTCATTAGTTTCCATAGGAACTAAATACTTTAAGTATTCATCTGGATTTAATTCCTTAAACTTTGTGATATCAAACCGATTTAACTTACGATTAATTAATTGAGCATAACCCTCATAATCATCTAACTTATTAAAGATGATAAGATTTGTTTTTAATCTATTGAACAAATCTATATGAGTTGGAATAACTAATTTAATATTCTTAGCCATTTCCTTTTGGTTATCTTTTGCTATACCTAAGTTTAATAGGTCTAGTTGGTTTTGTTTTGTAGCTTTCTTTTGTAGCTTTACTACATTTTGATTGCTCATAACATTCCTTTCTTTTTAGTTAGTTAGTTATCCCATTGTTATAAGATTAAAAAAAAGATTAATCAAGAAATAATTTAAAAAAGATTAAAAAAAATAAAACAATCAATATTACATAGATCATATAAATTCTTGTCCTGAACTGAACTGAACTGGGCTTCACGGCCAGGCAGCTTTTGTTTAGTTTATTGTTATGGCGTCGGCGTGGCGTCGGCGTCGGCGTGGGCGTTAGCCCACGCCATTTGTATTAACTCAACATATACGAAACCCGTTGGATTGTTCGCAGAACTCAATGAAACTCTCAACCTGTTCCATTGTGAACGGGTACGAACTCCCATAACTATACTTCCGTTGTATCCATTCCCAAGTGTCGTGGTCTTCCTTTGGATAGTCGGCAGGTGCAGTATTTGTTTTTCCTGTTTCCCTTTCTACCTTTTCCCTCAACATCTTATGGCAGATTTCAACGAACTTATTATTCCTTTCAGCTTCTTCGCTCTCTTGCTCTACCTCATGGATTGCTTTTGAAACTGTACCGTCTTTGATAAGTGCTTTTAGTTGTTTAGCAATTTCTTTTGCCTCGCTCTCGCTTACCTCATGACCGTCATTAGATTGCCAAAACTTTTTATTATCTTCAGCAATTACTCCTGTTTGCTCACAAACAAAGTCAGCTAATCTTCTCCAACCCCAAACGGATTGTCTATAATATTCGCCTGTTTCTGTTTTGTGATTGCCTGTACTATATAAGTCAAAGCCCATTTTCTTTCTCCTTGTTAAGTTAGTTTCTAAAGTCTTACCATATCCCATCAGCAATGCAACAAAATATTTTAGAAAAGTTTTCCAGCTCACAGCTGCTTCGCTGCACGCTGGTGCACCAGTCCTGAACTTACCTTTACCTATCATCATATCTCCTCTCGGCGTGGGCGTGGGGGTAGAGCTAATGGATCCCAGCACGCCAGTCTGCTGCTGGCCAGGCAGGAAAGCTTCATCATCTAGCACATGCGTGTGTGGGGTCGACGGCGTGGGGGCACCGGTCAGAGACCTGTGCATCCGCGAACCATCAGTGCGAGCGCAATGATGTAGATCCATCCTACGCGAGGAAAGAAGACTAGTGGTACAGTCAGAACGAAGAGCCACCATATCAATGTGTCTCCTTCGCTGCTTCCAGCTCCTGGGCAGCACATTCGACAGCTAACCATGTCATTGAATTTTTAAAGGCGGTGGGACCACGGATGTCCTTGTCCAGCAGGAAGAAGACAGACTCACCACAAGCCTCTGCTGCCTCCCTTACATATTTCCAAACGTCAGCTTCGTGTTCGTTATAGAAGGCAGTGGTTTCTACGTAGTAGGTCAGACCTGCTACCCCGCCACCACAGCCGTGTGTTGCGATGTCTTTGATGGCGAACATTTCCTTCTGTTCGCCATCTTTTAGCCATTCCTTTATCGTCCCCATGTTATGCCCTCCACATCGGTTTTGAATTTAACTATGTCCCTTAGCTTTAGGTGCGTCAGGACTTGTGGTTGGTTGTCTAGAGTTCCCTGACCCTTCAATCGTGAGCCACTTGTAATTCTCACCCACATCTTCTCAGATCTATTACGGTGCTTAAACCACACATACACATAGTCACGCATCTTGGGCATTTGTTCCAATCTCTTGATTTGGAAGTAAGTTTCTTTTCCATGCTTTGGACATGAGTAAACTATGTTGTCATCTTTTTGAACTGTTTCTACCATATGATCACTCCTGTCAAAGTTAGGACAGCAAATGTAATTGCGATCACAGTTAGTTCTGGAATTATTGTGTTCATTTCTTTCTCCTTTGTTAGTTATGTAAGAGATAAGATATGATGGGATAGATGTCAAGTTCTTTTTCCAAATTATTTTTCGCAGATGAATTTACCGAAATAGGATCCTCTGCTGCCAGCTGCACGCCTGGCCAGCTCCTGATGGCTTAGTTCAGAAAAGCAGGGTAGCTTTTCGTAACGGGAACGGGGTCGTGGGTCGAGAAAGGAAAATGAAAATAAACCATACCCACGCCCCAAGAAACTTT